ACGACCAGTCAATTCTTCCATCTTCTGACTCTTGAGCATAAGCCCTTCTTCTGGTGAGTGTGGCCCGATAGCAATGAGATTCGTTAAATACCAATCATCTACTATCAATTCTTGTAAACGTCGCAACATATCACTTTCCCCTGTAAGCCGTAATACTTCTTCAGCTTTCATCTCGCTTATGAGATCCGGCACTATCCATTCTTCAAAGATTTCAGAGAGTGGAATGGCTAATTTTTCTCTAAGGAAATCAAAGAGTTTATTAGCATTTGCATCATAGAGCGCACCAAGTCGGAAGGGTGTCCCCGAAGGGAGTGAATTGCCTTGCACTATTTCCCGTGAATTAGCTATATCGTTTGCGATATTTATAATTCGATTGTACTCGTTAATCAGCTGGTCAAAACCACTCATTCGTACCTCGATATGCTGGAAGTTCTTAGCTCGGATGATATCCCCATTCTTCAAGTCGGTAAGAATGTTCTGCACGATTAGTTTATCTTCAGTCGCAAAGAATTGTTTTGATGCAAACTCAAGTCCTTGCGCTATTTGATTCCCTATTTGATTTGAACGCACTTGGCAGTCAAAGAGTAGTTCAATAAGACCTTCACGGAACCACCTTCCCTTGTATCGACTTCGATGATATTCCTTGAAGATTTTGCTGTTCTTCTTGCCTTTCATCTCCTCAGCAAAGAGGATGTATTTGATATCAACGCCTGAAATCGAACCCTTTGTACCCACCGCAATAACTTTAGCGAACACATATCTGTTCTCGTCCTTTGAAGAGGGCTTTAATCCTTGCGCTTCTTTAAGGTCTTTGACACATACTTCTCCATTACGCTCATATATTTCGTAATAGGGTACCGTAGTGGATTTTTCAAGGGAGCCTATTTCAGTCTTGTATGTTTCTGTAGCACAGTTCTCTAATGTTTCCTTGATGTTATCCCACTTACCCATTCGTTGTCGTACATCCGATTGAGATAATTGGTGACGTTCGATAACAGGTGTCTCATCCAAGTGCTGCGCAGTTTGATTGATCACATAAAAGTTCTTCAAATCTACCCTCTCGTACGTTCCATTGACCTTCTTCCACACTACATTGCCCCAGCTTGATCCTTCTTCAATGGCACCGTTTATTTCCTCTGCTTGGCCTGTTTCCCGTAAGTAATCTCGGAGCTTCAGATTAGTGATAATGCTAGGCAGTTCATCTAACTTACGCGGGGAATAGACCGTAATGTCTCTCGTATCAAAATCGATATTCTTTACTTCGCTGTCTATCCTCGGAGTTATGATGTCAAACCAAAACTTATAATTCCCTTGCGAGTCAAACTTCCCCGTAGGATAGGTGTGACTCTCAAAGAGTCCAATTCGGCGAACGAGTTTGTATTGTGAGAACTTATACCCATCGGAAACTTCCACTTGTTCGATAAGGAATTGCCTTATTTCATCCTCGATTTGAGATTTAAGCCCAATTGCAGTGTTGTTAATGGCCATACTTGTGTCGAATTATACCATGTCTGTCAAGCTCCGGTATCTGATCGTGTGAATACCCGCTCTTGGCGGTTCTGCCGTATATCATCCGGTGTCCTTTCTGCCTCATCGTTAGCGAATTGCGCGTGGACAATAGCGGCATACCTATGTTCGTCCGCAAAATGTGAAGTCCAATCGTGCAGTGGCTTATCTTTGAACTTCTTTAGCTCTTCATCGTATTCTCTCGTATATTGCGGGATTGCTTCTAGGAACTCGGCGCACTTAGTGTTATCCACATAGAGCTTCTTGAAGAATCGTTTGCCTGCTTCAATCCCTTCTTGAATTGAGAAGTTTGGCACTACCTCAAAATCTATCCCTAGTCCCTTCGCAATTTCCTTTCGTGATTCATCGCCGGATGTAGAGTAGTCCGACACCTCAATGTCATGCGGCGCGAAATGCTTGCCATACACATACGGTTTTTCTTTTACTTTCTTTATCCAATCGGGAAGCCCTAGTCGATGTCCTGAAAGGTAATCAATGAGCCGCACGGTCATGCCGTTGCTTTGATAGAAACCTATGCAGTTCGTATCATCCTTTCCCAAATCCCACACCGTGTGTACCTTCATCTTCGCGTCATACGGTACGTCTTTGAAATGTCCGTCCTTTTCTGCCTGATTGTATTCGTTCCAGTAGATTGAGCCTTGAATCGCGGCGACGAATGAGCAATAAAACTCCTGCTGTACCATGTCCTCGGTCATTCCGGCCTTCCTCTCCTCATCAATATCTTCTTTCGTTAGGACATGTGTATCGTCCACGGTAAGCACTGAGACAAACCATTTCAAATTATTCTTTGCCATCTCATGAAGCGTGTAGCCATGATTGCGGCCTCTTGGAGTGTAGTTGAAAATAGCCCATCCTTTGTTCTCCGCTAGAATAGGACGCATATATTCCCATGCTTTCGGGTTCTGTAATGAGTATTCTGAAAAGACTATGCCTCGCGGGTTAGTCCCCACAATCCTATCAATATCTTCTACACCTATTACTTGGAACAGTGAACCATTCTTATACTTAACCTTCATCTCTGTATCATTTGGCTTTCCTTCCAGTAACTGCTTAGGAAAGTAATCTAGGTATTTTACAGAGTCTTTACCTCTTCCTTCCCAAAGTGCTTTTTTGCCTTGGGAATATGTCGGAAACGTGTAGTAATAGTTTCCTACATTTAGCCACATCTCACGAGCCACTAGGTTTAAGTCGGTAACATCTTTACCACTCCGGCGATGCCAGAGCTGTATGAGCCTCGTAAATCCCTTATCAAATGCCTCCCAGAGTGGGACTTGGTATTCACGTGGCAAATAAAGATGAGGGAGAGTAATGTTTATCATACATTGTGTGGACACACTCCTTTATTTCATGGCAGCTCTATCTTCATGTCTCGCATATCTTATCACCGTTACTTCTATTGGCCCTCCATCTTGCCCGACAAGTGCCTGCGGTGCTTTGCCCCATGCTCTATCAAATAATTCCTTTATAGCCGCGACATCTCCATTGAGAGCTTTCTTCTTTAGCGCATTGAAAATGCCTTCAAGGTGAGGAGTAAGCCACATCACAAGTAACTCTCTTTGTTTTTGTGCTTCGAGCGTAGCCGTTGCCATTGGCCTTCCCGATCCCTTTCTCTTGCCTCCATGTTGTACCATACTTATTCAAGAAATCAAGTCCCCAAGTCCCTTTAACTATAACATACCCAAGTGAAAAATCAATTCCCTTTAACTATAACATACCCAAGCAAAAAATCGAAAAACTTGACAACCGCCCCAAGAATACCTGAAGAAAGAAAAAGACTTGACAAAAATACATAAAAAGGTACCCTTAACCTCTCAAGAGAGGGTAAGGGCAACTTTAAGCATCTAACGGCTTAACAGAGCCAAAAGCGAGGTGTGGTATAATAAAAACATGGCTCAACAGAGCCATATTTTTTTTCAAAAAAGCCAAATCGGTGCCTTTAGAACGGAATTGAGGAATCTCCCTGATATTCCTCGTCTGTCACTTCCCTATCTTCTATGTGCTTTATTTTTTGAATTCCTGTGATTTCTTTTATGATCTGATCGTACTCTTCGTTGATTATCCACTTTAGGCTTCCCCCCTCCCCTCGCCGTTGAATGATCCCTACTGAAGCAAGATTCTGGAGTACAGAGCGCGTAACTTTAGTATCCAGTCCTATCTCATCAGCAACAATCTGAGAAGATATAGGATTGATGTGATGTGCCAAAATAGTGAGTACGGCCCGTTTTTCTTCATTAGCAAGAGAAAAGCCTACCCATGCAATTATCTTCATATCCGCATCATCTAAGTCCCTCCCGCGCATAATAGTGAGGGACTTAGCCAGACTTGAAAGCTGCAAAGCTGTCCGCATTGGCATTGCAGGGGTTGGTATCCTCTCTATTTCCTTTGTGAATTTGTCAATTTTGTTGATGGCTCGTATCCTTTCGGCAAAATCCGATATAGTTATGATGAAATCTCTCGTCTTTTCTGATAGTTCGGGGACTTCACTCACCCCCTTAACAATGTTTTCGATGTATTCGCCGTAGAGTTCCGAGAGTATTTGATCCAACTCTTTTCCGTACACCTTCCTATTAAGAGCCTTGTTGGCGGCAAGAATTGTGTCGTATTTCTTCATACGAAAACAAAGGAATCTTTCCCCCATGTCGGCAACCTCCTCAAATGCTGAATAAATACTCGGTGTTCCTCCTGATATAACGCCAAGGTATCCCTTCCAATATATTGGCTTGTCCTTATTACCCACAAACTTTGTCATTTCTCCGTCATAAATCATTCGTAATTGTGATAGTATCGCGTTTCTACTTTCGGCATTACGACTAAAAAGAATAGTTAGATCAGATATTGCTATCATGCCGTGCTGGCCAATTCTTGTGAGTAGAGATACATCTTTCCCTCCTTTCCCAATACTGCCGGATAGGAATGTATTTTCTGTTATATCGTCAACACGGTGGATGAATTGCGTATCGGTGATGGCTAATGGTCGTAGTAATTGTGATTTGCCACTTGATGATGCCCCAATAATCATAAGCCACACAGGGTCTCCAATTTTTAGTCTATTGGCAATGATGCACGCAAGTGCTATGTCAATCATTGAGTCATCCTCAATGTACATGTATTCCCGTACCTTATCTTTCATTTCTTTAAGGGTCATAGATCATTAAGCGCTTGCTTAAACGAACAATCGTGGAGCTTCCGGTAGACATCTATAGAATCTCCATGCTTTCCACATCCGAAACAATAGCAAGTATTGGTATTGCTGTAGTAGTGCAACGAAGGGGTTGTATCGTTATGCCATATACATGAGGCCTTTTTTTGTTTATTGAATTTTAATAAATCAGTCAATGGATGTGCGCGCGCCTTCTCAATATCAGAATTTGGAACGGTATTGCTACTGCGCGCGAAAATAACAGGAGGGGTCGCCTCTTGAATCCACGCATCATGGAAATGAGTGCTCTTGAATAGCGCAATACGTTCCGCACGATCTTCCAGAATGGATGTATCGTCAAAGTGCCGCGCGGTAAATAAGAGCGTATTCAAATCCCCTCCGTACTGCACATAATCGCTGAGGTCTTTGATATGTGGCGCATCGGGTAGTAGTAAAACTTTTGACTGTGGCAATAGTCGCAATACTTTCACCATTCCTTCCGCTCCCGCCCGGTCATTGTCGTAACATATAACTACCTTTTTATCAGCAAGTAATTCTGCCCATTCCTTGTTAAATGTCCCCGCTCCGCCGGTGCTGGTTACTGCGGGGATAGCATGGCTCCACGCCACGAGCGCATCAAGCTCCCCTTCGCATACAAGGATTGAGTCATGCTCCTTTGCTTTGTTCCATCCAAAAAGCGCAGCACTTGAACCTAAATCGTAGAGATATTTAGGCTTTCTATCTGAAAAAGGATCACGACGATACTTATTGAAAAGAAAAACACCATTTCCATCATGAATGTGGATGATGATTGATTCGCCGATCGAGTGGTGATTGACAATTGATATGGAAAAATCCGCAAGAATATCTCGCGAAATATGGCGTTTTATAAGCCAATCAGTAAACTTATGATGATGCATACTGCGATTATGCACCATTTTAGACACTTTTTATACCGGCACCTGTGGATAACTGCAATACATTAGCA